CTACGCCTCACCGCCGACACGCGTGGACCCATCATAATTTTTAATTTCAGTCGTTGATTTTAATACTTGGCCATCCCAGTAAACTAAAGGCCTGCTGAACGGCAGAGCGGCTATATATGCCATTGCTAATTGTTCATCTTGTTGATGGTTAAATAGAAAGTCATTGAAAAGATTACCATTGTTAGGAAAATCGTGGTTAATGTTAATCAATATCCGTCTTTCTGATGGGATACTTGAGATTGTGGAACCCGGTTTTGATGCAAGGGTTTGGAGATCTCCACCAAATGAAAAGGCTTTTATCGTTTTCATGAGCAATGAAAAATCAATGGCGCTTAAATCATCTCTTTCATAAAGCAGTGATGACATTTGTTGTTCATCCAACTGACAAGTTACCAGATATTCCATGTAATTCATAACGGCTTTTTTATGATATTTTGGGTTAAATAAGTTAGTATTGTGTAACCGCTCATTATAATTTTTAAGCGGTGGGGTTATTGATCTTTCTATTTGTTCATGTTTTGAGTGTTTTGCCGCATCATAACGTAAACCTCGTACGCCATATTTTCGCATTTCACGAACGTATTGATTTTGCAACATAATAACCTGGTCACTTTTGGGTGTTGTTTTAGGCATTCCATTTAAACGCTTTTCTTTTAATGCATGGAGGTTTTCCCATTCATCCTTAGAGATGTTATCTTTACTTGCTTCGAAGTCTTTTGCAGTGAGATGTATATCTTCTGGATGGATTTGTTTACGTTCTTTTGTTACTGGATCTATAGTAAATGGAATCAAAACCTGACCTTGCCAATAGCCAGGGATACCACTTTCTATATCTTTACTGATCTTCGCTCGTATATCAGCAGAGGGATAATCCAGGTCATTTTTACCACTACCCCCGATTCCCATAAAGTTAAAGGTATAATCAGGAATGATATCGATACCAAATTTTTTAGCATCTTTAACCAATGCGATAAAATCCTGCAAATCTCCCATTGGATTGTGGATGGTACAAAGATCTTCGGGTTGATAAGCGTGAAACCAGTAACCTTTTTCTTCTTCGGGAGTTTCTGGTCCGTCGGCACGGAAAGTTGTCACTGGAGGGATTTGTATATACCCATAATGGCAACGTGCAAATTCAGACATATTTTCTCTGATCTGCTGGTAGGTGGCATTAAAAGCATGAATAATCGCTTCGCCAGGTTTTTTGGGGGTGATGATTTCACATTGTGATTTCTGAACAGCAGTAAGAGATTTACGCTCAAGTGTTTGCCGTAGATGTTCTGGATTGATTAATATTTTAAATGTTTCTTGCTGTCCGGAAGGTGACGTCACGTTAATATTATATACATCGGCTGCCAGCTCATAGTCAGGAATGTTAATAGCATATGCAACATATTTATCTTTTGGGGAAGGTTTGTCAGATATAATGTGGGTGAAGTGTTCAGCAGGACCATACTGATAAACACCGCTGTTATCACCTCTTTCAATCATTGTATCTCGTTGATAAACCCATGTTTTTCCTTCTCCTATCCTGTCTGGCGCTGTAATGCTACGCTGTGCTGCTTTATTCAACTCTCGATAAGTTGTATCTGGAGAAAGGGAAATTTTATAATCGTTTTTTAACAGATCATTAATAACTTTTTCTGCGTGAAAAGTTGATATAATTTCTCTGTCTTTTAATCCTTGAGGGTAAACTCCACAAGAATTAATAATATTTGTTATACAGTTTAGATATTCTAATGTATTTAATTTGGAATTTAGATCCCCGTCAGTAATGTTCCATGATAACAATGTGGGGTTGTCGATAGGTAAATTTCTGGGTCCTGGTTTTATAGAAAACATAATAAAGTTCCTCTAATGGTAGAGTAATATGATGTATACGGAAACATAAAAATGTTTAATTGTTGTGAAAGTAATTGCAAACAGATGTCCTACTTTTATCCAATATTTATATGGAAAAGGATAATGCTTAAATCTGTTTTATTAATTATCGATGTGGTCTGGAGAGGCAACTGTCAAAAATCGCTCATACGAAACTAATGATTAGCAGAATAAGATCTATGAAAGAATATATTGCTATACGAAGTTTATTTTTATGGAGTGAAAAGTAACAGATATCATAATGATGCGAAAACTCTTCAGCTAATGTAATAAAGTTATATTATTAGATACAAAATCATTACAAAGTATCATTGAATCGATGATAACTATAGATAGTGCTAATTATAAACATTTGCTTGTTGACTGCGAGTATCGACTTTGCGAATGGAGGCGGTGTCGGGTTTTATGTCGCGTGTAATCACGACCCAAGGTGAATGGGAACGCATAAAAATCTGTTATTTACATCATATGATCATCATGTTTATTGCGTGGTTTATAAGTATTGTTATTGCACACTCAAGGCCCTTTAGCTCAGTGGTTAGAGCAGGCGACTCATAATCGCTTGGTCGCTGGTTCAAGTCCAGCAAGGGCCACCAAATCATTATTTACGTATCAGGAAGAGTTAAGGGTACAAGGGGTACTGGCGGACGTTAAAGCCCAGCCCTCCCATATCAGCAAGCCGCTGATGCAACGTATTGAATACTTCAGCAGCCTGGGCAGGCCAAAGGCTTATTCCCGCTATTTGCGTGAGACGATTAAGCCATGTCTGGAACGACTGGAGCATGTACGCGACAGTCAGCTATCCACTTCTTTTCGCTTTATGGCAAGCCATGAAGGGCTGGACGGCCTGCTGATCCTGCCTGAAATGAGTCAGGATCAGGTGAAACGCCTGTCTACTCTTGTCGCTGCGCATATGAGCATGTGTCTTGATGCCGCTTGTGGTGATTTGTACGCCACCGATGATGTTAAGCCAGAAGAAATCCGCAAGACATGGGAAAAGGTGGCAGCAGAAACCCTGCGACTGGATGTCATACCGCCTGCGTTTGAGCAACTCCGCCGGAAAAGAAACCGCCGTAAACCCGTGCCCTATGAACTCATTCCGGGTTCGCTGGCGCGTATGTTGTGCGCCGACTGGTGGTACCGGAAATTATGGAAGATGCGTTGCGAATGGCGGGAAGAGCAGTTGCGTGCTGTTTGCCTGGTCAGCAAAAAAGCATCTCCCTATGTCAGCTATGAAGCCGTGATGCATAAACGTGAGCAGCGCCGTAAGTCGCTGGAGTTTTTCCGTTCTCATGAACTGGTGAACGAAGACGGCGACACGCTGGACATGGAGGATGTGGTAAACGCCAGCAGCAGCAACCCTGCGCATCGCCGCAATGAGATGATGGCCTGTGTTAAAGGTCTGGAGCTTATCGCGGAAATGCGCGGTGACTGCGCCGTTTTCTACACCATCACCTGTCCGTCACGTTTCCATTCCACGCTAAATAACGGCAGGCCCAACCCGACCTGGACAAATACGACGGTAAGACAAAGCAGTGATTATCTGGTCGGCATGTTTGCTGCATTTCGTAAGGCGATGCACAAAGCCGGATTGCGCTGGTATGGCGTGCGGGTGACCGAAGTGCTGGAATGGCGGTATAAAGCGATTCAGAGAAGCGGGGCCAACGATGAGTGATAACAACCTGCGTCTGCAGGTCATTCTTAATGCGGTTGACAAGCTCACCCGCCCATTTCGATCTGCGCAGGCCAGTTCAAGAGAACTGGCTGCTGCTGTCAAAAAATCCCGCGATGCAATAAAGCAGCTTGATCAGGCCGGGAGCAGTCTGGACAGCTTCCGAAAGCTGCAGGCAGAAAATCAGAAATTAGGCGACAGGCTGAACTATGCCCGCCAGCGTGCAAATTTGCTCAGTCAGGAACTGGGAGCGATGGGGCCGCCTTCGCAACGTCAGGTTGTTGCTCTGGGCCGTCAACGGCTGGCTGTTCAGCGCCTGGAAGAACGCCAGAAAAAGCTGCAGCAGCAGACGGCGCTTGTGCGTGCTGAACTGTACCGGGCGGGAATTTCTGCGAAAGACGATGCGGGAGCAACTGCCCGTTTAGCCCGTGAAACATCACGTTATAACCAGGAACTTTCGAAACAGGAGGCGCGGCTGAAGCGACTGGGGGAAGCTCAGCGCAGGATGAATGCAGCGCGTGCCAGTTATGCCCGTTCGCTGGAGGTGCGTGATCGTATTGCAGGTGCCGGAGCCACCACCACGGCTGCAGGGCTGGCAATGGGCGCACCAGTGATGGCGGCAGTAAAAAGCTATACCAGCATGGAAGATGCCATGAAAGGTGTGGCAAAGCAGGTCAATGGTCTGCGTGACGATAATGGCAACCGCACTGCACGTTTTTATGAAATGCAGGATGCCATCAAGGCTGCCAGCGAACAGTTGCCGATGGAAAACGGTGCGGTGGATTTCGCTGCACTGGTTGAAGGTGGTGCGCGCATGAACGTCGCAAACCCTGACGACAGTTGGGAAGATCAGAAACGTGACCTGCTGGCCTTCGCCAGTACGGCAGCAAAGGCGGCAACAGCCTTTGAGCTGCCAGCGGATGAACTGTCAGAAAGTCTGGGGAAAATCGCCCAGCTCTACAAAATCCCCACCCGCAATATTGAACAGCTCGGTGATGCGCTGAACTATCTGGATGATAACGCCATGTCGAAAGGGGCAGACATCATTGATGTGATGCAACGTCTGGGCGGTGTGGCTGACCGTCTGGATTATCGTAAAGCGGCGGCGCTGGGTTCCACCTTCCTGACACTGGGCGCTGCGCCAGAGGTTGCAGCCAGTGCAGCAAACGCGATGGTGCGTGAATTGTCCATTGCCACCATGCAAAGCAAGAGTTTCTTTGAAGGGATGAATCTGCTGAAACTCAATCCTGAAGTGATTGAAAAGCAGATGACGAAGGATGCGATGGGAACCATCCAGCGCGTGCTGGAGAAGGTAAACGCGCTGCCGCAGGACAAGCGCCTGTCTGCCATGACTATGTTGTTTGGTAAAGAGTTTGGCGATGACGCGGCGAAACTGGCAAACAACCTGCCGGAACTGCAGCGTCAGTTAAAACTGACAGCGGGCAATGATGCGCTCGGCTCCATGCAGAAAGAATCCGACATTAACAAGGATTCACTTTCTGCGCAGTGGTTGCTGGTCAAAACCGGAGCGCAGAACACCTTCAGCAGCCTGGGCGAAACGCTGCGCCAGTGCAGCGTTCGAACCGCTTAAGCCCGTGTTCCAGTGGATTGGCGACAAAGTGCAGGCGCTGTGGGGCTGGTTTACTGATCTGCTGACGCCCGTTAAGTCGACCTCTGCCGAACTGCAGAGCGCAGCGGCAATGGGGCGGCGATTCGGGGAGGCACTGGCGGAAGGGCTGAATATGGTCATGCATCCGCTGGACTCCCTGAAATCCGGCGTTTCCTGGTTGCTGGAGAAGCTCGGCATTGTCAGTAAAGAGGCCGCAAAGGCAAAACTGCCGGAAAGCGTGACGCGTCAGCAACCTGCGACGGTGAATGCAGACGGTAAAGTGATGATGCCATCGGGTGGTTTTCCATCATGGGGATATGGCTTTGCGGGGATGTATGACAGCGGCGGGGATATCCCGCGCGGGCAGTTTGGCATCGTCGGTGAAAACGGGCCGGAAATTGTTAACGGCCCGGCAAATGTGACCAGCCGGAGAAATACAGCTGCACTGGCTGCCGTTGTTGCCGGAATGATGGGCGTTGCTGCCGCGCCAGCAGAGCTTCCACCGTTGCACCCCTTGGCACTTCCCGCGAAAGGTGGAGAAGCAATTGTGAGTCGCGCAGCCACTGTGCCGCTCGTTCAACGGATTGAGGCACCGACGCAGATCATCATTCAGACGCAGCCAGGACAAAGTGCGCAGGATATTGCGCGGGAGGTGGCACGCCAGCTTGATGAACGTGAACGCAGGCTGAAGGCAAAAGCCAGGAGTAACTACAGCGATCAGGGGGGATACGACGCATGATGATGGTGCTGGGATTGTACGTGTTTATGCTGCGCACCGTTCCGTATCAGGAACTGCAGTATCAACGCAGCTGGCGACATGCGGCAAACAGTCGGGTAAACCGACGTCCGTCCACGCAGTTTCTGGGACCGGAAAACGACATGCTGACGCTTTCCGGTGTTCTTATGCCGGAGATAACAGGCGGCAGGCTGTCGTTGCTGGCACTGGAGCAGATGGCAGAACAGGGGAAAGCGTGGCCCCTGATTGAAGGCAGTGGCACGATTTACGGTATGTATGTGATTGAGGGACTGAATCAGACTAAAACGGAGTTTTTCCGCGATGGTATGCCGCGCCGGATTGAGTTTACCCTGTCGCTCAAACGGGTGGATGAATCCCTGTCCGATATGTTCGGTGATCTCAGTGCGCAGCTGAATAATTTGCAGGATACGGCAACGTCTGCCTTAAGCGATATCAGTAAAACGGTGGGAGGGCTGCTGTCGTGAATTTCAGCTCTGAACTGCTTAACAAAGGCAACAAAACTCCGGCATTCAGCATCAGTATTGAAGGCAGGGATATCACTACTGTGCTGGACAACCGCCTGATGGGGCTTACGCTGACGGATAACCGGGGCTTTGAAGCGGACCAGCTTGATCTGGAGCTGGACGACGCCGATGGAAAAATCGTGCTGCCGCGCCGTGGTGCGGTCATTACGCTGGCGCTGGGCTGGAAGGGGCAGCCGCTTTTCCCGAAAGGGGCATTCACGGTGGACGAGATTGAACACACTGGCGCACCGGACCGCCTGACTATCCGGGCGCGAAGTGCTGATTTTCGTGAAACACTGAATACCCGCCGTGAAAAATCGTGGCATAAGACCACCGTCGGGGAAGTGGTGAAGGAAATAGCCGCGCGGCACAAGCTGAAGATGGCACTGGGTAAAGACCTGTCGGATAAGCCAGTGGAGCATATAGACCAGACTAATGAGAGTGACGGCAGTTTTCTGATGCGGCTGGCGCGACAGTACGGTGCCATCGCGTCGGTGAAAAATGGCAATCTGTTATTCATCCGGCAGGGGCAGGGCAAAAGCGCCACTGGTAAACCTCTGCCAGTGATCACTATCACACGCAAGGACGGCGACAGTCACCGATTTACCCTGGCAGATCGCGGAGCTTACACGGGCGTAATTGCCAGCTGGTTGCATACCCGCGAACCCGCGAAGAAAGAAAGCACCGCGGTGAAGCGTAAGCGCAGGACTAAGAAGCAGAAGAAAGAGCCGGAAACGAAGCAGGGCGATTATCTGGTGGGTACGGATGAAAACGTGCTGGTACTTAATCGCACCTATGCTAATCGGAGTAACGCCGAACGGGCAGCGAAAATGCAGTGGGAACGCCTGCAACGCGGCGTTGCGTCATTCTCGCTACAACTGGCGGAAGGGCGGGCAGATCTCTACACGGAAATGCCAGTGAAAGTCAGTGGCTTTAAACAGCCGATAGATGATGCGGAATGGACCATTACGACTCTGACGCATACCGTCAGCCCCGATAACGGTTTTACAACCAGTATTGAACTCGAAGTGAAGATTAATGATCTTGAAATGGAATAAAGTGTTCTCAATATTGATATTTTTTGTATCATTACAATGATTCTGATAGCAAAGGTAGGGATCTGGATATGATGAATTGTCCAAAGTGTGGTCATGCGGCACACACAAGGAGCAGTTTTCAAGTAACTGAAAGCACCAAAGAGCGTTACTGCCAGTGCCAAAATATTAACTGCGGGAGCACTTTTGTTACTCATGAAACAGTGGTCCGGTTTATTGTGACACCCGCACTGATTGCTACTGCTCCTCCACATCCATTGCCAGGTGGTCAGGGGCATATGAATTTTTGAGAAAGAGAACCTGCTACGGCAGGTTTTTATTCATCTGGGATCTCACCCGTTTCAAGAAAATGTATAAAGCCAGGCTCATCTATGATGATTGTGCCTTTCATCCTGGCTGCCGATACTTTTGATGGGCCTGCATTGTAACCTCAACAGAGCATCTGAAGGCTTTGGGTTATAGAGGTTCTTACCGTTAATCCTTGTTCATTCGCCTTATCAACCAATCTTTCTTTATCTGCTTTCTTAAATCCGGTGAAACACACATCGAATGTATTTTTTTTCGGACCAGACTGCTTAGTGAGATGTGAGTAGCTTTCGGGGAGGAATGACGCGCATTCCTGAATGGCTTGTTCTGGTGAATCGTACTGTTTAAGAATGCGGTCTTTTCGGAAGGTTTTTATTCGATCGGTGTTCTTACAAATGCCCTGTATATGATTTTCGCTATAACTGATGCTCTGTATAGAGTGAACAGCGATACGACCATTTGCATTGATGTAAACAAAGTGAAGTTCTTCCATGTGAAACATCTTTGCATGATTTCAAGATGGTGACAGGCAAGATGGACGCAAAAGTCTGTCGCCATTTTGCCGCCACTACCAAAGAAAAAGGGGCTACGCTTTCACGTAACCCCTTGATTTATTTGGTGGGCTGGCGGAGTCTGAATAACTCACGTAAATATCTGTTAATAGGTGGCTTTAACCAATTCAACTTTCTTCGGTATACCTAAGCGTATACCAATGGCGATTTGTTGCAGCGCTTCCTGTGATTAAGAGAACCTGTTTTTGGATAAATCACATCTAGAAAAAAACTTTTTTTTAGAAAAACTGTTCACACTGTTCACTGTGCATTTTTATTTATAAAATTCATGACATTACGGGGTGAATGGTTGGTGAACAGTGAACACTTTACTGTTCATTTTACTGGCTCACAGAGGATTACCATACGAATCCTTAAGGACTTGCGGTCATTTTCGCCATTCTCTTGTTCCACTAATGTTAGACATCACATCGTCGAAGTTGAATTTTGGATCTGTATCTGGATTAAATTGGCCATTTTTACTTTCATAAATGAAATTTTGACAATCACAATTGCTGTCACTTTCGCCGCAGTCCATGCATTCAGCATTACAGTAATCTATCATCCTATCAATGGCATCCCAGGGCTCATAATCGTAGTCGAAATGTCCATAACCACTACTGCCATAAATTCTTCCATTTATGAAGTCGTCAATGTCACTAATATTTCTTAACTGGCAGTTGAAAATATTTGATATAGGTCTAAGGACTACCCTCGCATAATCAAATTTGTATAAGGGCATTTCAAAGAAAACCTTACCATTATCAGCTTTAAGACTGTGAAAAGATAAATCTCCATATTTTTCTATAAGTTCCTTATATCTTTTTTTATCCAGCTCAACATGCTTGAATGAGTTGTTAATCGCATCCAAAAGAGAAAACTTATTGCTAATGTGCTTACTCCCATCCACTTCATATCGTTTATCGAAGCTTTTAATAAAATCAGTTCTGGTTATTTCAGTTTTCTTTTTTGCAATAAATATCATGTAATCAACAACGTGAGCCAAGATTGCGTTAAATGAAAATACATGATGAAGCTTCAGTGTATTGTTGTTTAGTATTGTGAAAAACTCTTCAGATGCTGGGGTTAAAACATTATCCAAATAAGAAAGGAGATAGCTTGCATCTTTTTCATCGGAGCTGCCTGTGTATAGTTCTATTGCGCTTCCTTGATGGTTGAGATTTATCATTAATAACCGCCAGTAAGTTCTATTAATCTGGGAAAATTAACCGTGATAAATGAAGTATAGCGACTTCCTTCATTGCTATGCAATCATACGATTGTTTCATTACATTGAATCAATTCTCACTCAGAACTGTATCTTAAATTGTGCATAATGTCTGGACTGAGAGTGCAAAAAAAAGACCGGCGATTGCCGGTCAGGTCAGGTTATTTCGCTAGGGGGTCATCACATTTCGGCAGCCAGTCGGCGTTGCTTTCCTCTCTTAACGCGAGATTGGTTTGTATGCCCTGATTTTTTCGGCGCTTCTCATAACTTAGCCCGTACTCTTTCAGCATGGCTGGCAGCCCCTTACCGAACATGGTGAGGCTGAGAGTATTCCTGTAGCCGTGGGCTTCCATATACGCCAGATAGGCATGATACAAATACAGGCGCGGCTGACGCGGAATGATGTTGGCATTGCCAATATACATGCCCTCAGGCTCCGGCAGTGCCTCCAGATAGCCACAAAAATCAAAGGCCGGATCGGCGTCGCGTTTGATGCTGAGTGCCTCGTCGGAGTTCTGCTGTGACTGGAGCAGGGCACGCGCTGTCATCGGGTTGCTGAACTTCTGCATAAGCTGGCGCACAATCACGGCCAGCTCGCGCGCAATTTTATCCCTGAGCTGCGGGTCGCGTTCCTCCGGGGCAATCTGCTCAGGGAAGTGGATGATTACCCGGCGACGGGAAACACCGCCGCTGCGGTCGGTAAAGCGCATCGGGTTATTGTTCACGGCCAGAATCACCGCAGGAATATGGGTGGAGTACGCATCCTTGTATTTCGGGTCAACGGAGACCGCATCCCCGCCGGTGATGGCCTTGAGTCCTGCCCCGTCACCGCTCCATTTCTCCTGGTCAGGCAGACGGATTAGCGAGAAGCCAATCAGCGCAGCACGTTCACGCGGCGACTCCAGCGTTTCGATAGTGGCCGATGTGGCGTTATCTTCCCCGGCAAGCATGGTCGCAATTTCGGCCAGAATACTTTTTCCGCTGCCACCGGGTCCGGTCACCTCAAGAAAGAGCTGCCAGTCGTAACGGTTCGCCAGCACCATAAACAGCGCGGCCAGAATCACGTCGCGTTTTTCCGGTTTGCCACCGGCGGCGCGGTCGAGCCAGCGCCAGAACTCCGGGGCGTGGGTTTCCAGCGTTTCCCCCTCTACCGGTGGGGTAAAATCGACATCACAGAGTGTGCGCAGCCAGTGCGATTTATGGTGTGGGCTGAAAGTACCCGTGGCGGTATCGAGTACTCCGTTACGAAAGCCAATCAGACGCCGTGCCGGGGCATCCTGCTGCGGAATAATCAGTTTCAGGGTCTCCACCACTGAGGCAATTTTCCCCGACGAGAACGGTGCGCGCAGACGCTGGAACAACCCGGCCACGTCGCGGGCAAAATCCGACGGCGGAATGATTTTCCATATCCCGGCCTCATAGCGGGACAGGAGCTGGCCGTTTGCATCCACGGCCAGCGCTTCGCCGTAATGCTCATGCACCCGCATCGCCTTTTCACTGGTGCTCATGGCGGTAAATTCTGCCTCGCTCATGGTAGCGAAAGGGCTGTCAGCCGGTGGCCGGATGGCGTCATAAATCGCTTTTCGTGTCGCCTCTTCGCCTTTCTGAACAAACGCATCATTCCAGTCACCGAATACCGGCGGCAGGGCAACAACGCCTTCACAGGCTTCTGCGGCCGCGGCGGCTTTACTCTGACCATCGCCGTTCAGGTCACGGTCGGCGGCGAGGACAATCTGACAGGCCGGGTGTTTCTGGCGGACAAGGCTCGCCAGAGAAAGGAGGTTCACGGACGACAGTGCCACCATGACGGTTTCACCGGTCAGGTGATGCACGGTGAGCGCGGTCGCATAGCCCTCCGCTATCCACAGGCGTTTTCCGGCCTGTTTCTTCCCTTCGATGACATGACATGCTCCTTTAACCTGACCGCCCTTCAGGGTGCGTTTGAGACCGTCAGAATTGATGAGCTGAAGGTTTACCAGCGCGCCGGTATCGTCATACAGCGGGACAACCACATCCCCGGCGCGGAACGTCACGCCGCCGGTTTTATGCATGACCGTAAGTACCGGACATTCCCGGTCGGGGAAGCCCTTGCGGGTCAGGTAGGCGTTGCCGCTGGCAGGTTGGGTTTTCTCCATGAGCCTGACGGTCAGTGCGGCCGCCGCTTTGCGGTCAGCCTCCGTTTCAGCCTCTGCGGCCGCAATCACTTCGGGGGCAACCGGTGGCAGGTTGCCGGTCACGGCGTCCACCCTCCCGGCAGCCTCTGATGCGGTCACGCCAAACACTTTCTCGACCAGCTTAAGACCGTCACCCGCACCGCACTGGTTACAGAACCACGTCCCGCGTCCCTCTTTATCGTCAAAGCGGAAACGGTCAGAGCCGCCGCACATCGGGCAGGCCTGATGCCGGTTTTTCATGACCTTCACACCAAGCGCCGGAAGAATGCGCGGCCAGTGGCCGCACGCCTGTTTTACCGTCTCTGTTACGTTCATTTTCATCGTTATTTTCTCCCTCAGTGCATGACAGGCGATGTGATATGACGGGCACAGAGCTCATCCATCACGGCCAGCCCGAGGAAGGACAGCGACGGGGCAGCTTTCAGTGGTCCGGCTTCCATTAAATCTTCCAGCAGTGCACAGGCAATCTGGCGGCCTTTTTCCTCGCCGTGCTGGCGCAGGTAGAAGCCCTCCAGCTCGGCGGCAATGGCGCTTTCCAGCGCGTCAAGGGTGAGGTGTGGGTAGCGGCACTGGCGTTCGCACAGGGTCAGCCATGCACAGGCCACGGCGCGCCGATATAGCGCGGCGCGTAATACGGGCGGTAATGGCTTTTTCATACGTTGCCCTCCCCGGTCAGCCAGCGCTGATTGCAGCGCTCTACCACGCCGTCGAGCTGGGCGGTCATAAGGTAAATCACGGAGGTGAGTTGCGACTGCTGTGCAGGGTCACGACGAACGGTCGCGCAGTCCTGCACCTGCATCAGCTCGTTGACGAGCTGGCCGACGTTGCGCATGTGCTCCAGACATTCGAGGTCACGGGCGCTAATCGTGGTGTGTCTCATGCACGCACCTCCGCAACCGGCAGGCGGCCAGCGAACGAGAGGACGTAATCGCGAACAAGGGAACGACGTGCAGCGTGTTCATCACCGGCAACGGTGCGGAGCATACAGATACGGGGTTTACGGTCTGCACGACGAACGGCGGCAAACACAAAAACAAACTGCGGGTGTGACGGGGTGAGGATAGTAGCCATGATGGCAGCCTCCATTGAGTAGCGGTTACTGCTACCACCGGAAACGCCAATTTCACTGGTGGCAGCCCGAACGGGGTTGGCGTAACCGGCCTCAATGGATACCGGCCAGCCCGAAGGCTGCCCCGCCCGGACTACCATTATCTTGCTGGAACCATGGTGTATAAAAAGACACCACAGCCCGGAAAATGGGTGTGCCTGAGCTACGACGAAAAAAAAGACGCACGGCGCGTCTGGTGTCGCCATTGAGTTTCGCGGAACGCCAATTCCGGCTGTCGATTTTGCGACAGCGGGAAAACTATACCTGGAAACGGCGAAAAGAAGCAAGCCAGAAAAAGGGTCTGTTTGCTGAACGGTCATCATCATGCGTCATAGCCCCGGTTGCGTTCGGCAATACGATCCGCCATCCATGCTGTGATTTCAGACTGCGCCCACGCCACGTTTTTTCCGCCCAGGCTGATTTGTTTCGGGAAAGCCTCGCGGCTGATGAGGTCGTAAATGGTTGACCGGGACAGGCCGCACAGATGCATCACTTCAGGCAGGCGGATAAAGCGCTCCTGAACGGCATCAGAAACCGGCATCAGTGGTGCGGCAGGGGCAGAAGACGGGGAAGAAAAAGCGGTGTGCATCGGGCTACCTCATAATGTCCATACAGTGCCGGTCATGTCCGTCCGGCTTCGGGTAGCTCCTTATTATGTCTATATTTTTCCTCAGGTCATGTGAGATTTTCGGGGAAACAAACATTGACTTTTCGCTCTGGCAAACAAAGACAAACGCTGGCAAAGATATGCAAATCACTGCATTACAATGCAGCAATTTCTATTGCTTTTAGTTATACATTTTTCATTTTTAATCGAAATAAAATCTAAGTGGTTTGGACAGAGCAAAACAGGAGGGTGAACAGTGGTGAACAGAGGGTGAACAGTCAGACCCTCAACTGTTCACCCTTTATCTTACTGTATTACTTATATTTTTATTTAAGGTGAACAGTGGTGAATAGTTATAAGTAAAAAAACAAACGGTGAGTAAGGTTTTGCTGAGACCTTTCTCTGGCCAGCCGGGTTTTAAGTGTTGTTTGTGCCAGAACTGCCACAACTGCAATGAATCGAGATGTTGTGTGATGAAGGGCAGAATCATTTCAGGTTGAATAAACGGAGAGCCTGAACATGAAACCCGAAACAGTCATTACCGCCCTGCAAGACGTTGCCGCCAAGCAGTACGCAGAGAACAGCCAGCACGTCACCGACAAGCTGAGCGTATTTACTGCGGCAAGAGACACCCACGCGGCCAGCATGCAGGTACTGAAAGAGATTGATACGTCCATTCAACGCTGTAAGCAGGAGCGGCAGACCGCTCTCGATGAGAGCGCAGAAGCGGAGCAGGACTGGCGCAGCCGCTTTCGCACCCTGCGCGGCAGTCTTACCCCTGAAATGAAAGCTGAGCACAGCAGGCGTATCGCCAGCCGCGAGCTGGCCGACGAGTTCACCAGCCTGATTGCCGAGCTGGAGGCCGACCGGACGCGCGCCATGCTGACTGCCTGCTCCACCGGCAATAAATACCTTTCAGCGCATGAAGATGCCTTTACCGCTTATGCCGGTGCGGAATGGGCTCAGGCTGTCAATGCGGTTCCTGTCACCCTCATCCGCGCTTTCCTGCTGCGCATTCGTGCCCTCGAAATGAAGGGAGAAAGCGCCCCGCAGTCCGTGGCCACTGGCGAGCTGCGCGATGCGCTGAGTCGTCAGGGCAGCCTGTATCACTTCGATATGACGCAGGAGCCGGTGTTGTCCGTGACGGGCATGCACCGGCCGCAGATTACAGGCGTGGATACGGAGCTGTTACGCAGCCCTGCGAAGAGAATGATGCTCGCCAGAAAGCTGGCTGAAAATGGCGAGACAGAAGCGGAGGGGTAAGCATGTTTCACTGCCCGTTCTGCAAAACCAGCGCGCATTCCCGCACCAGTCGCTATCTGTCCGATAACGTCAAACAGCGCTATCACCAGTGCATGAACATCGAGTGCTCGGCCACGTTCCGCACGCTTGAATCCATCGACGGGGTTATTCGTTCACCGGTAACAGAGCCGGTCATCCCTGTACCCGCACCGGCGGCCACCGTTAACCGTGCCGGTGCGTAAGCACGGCCAGTCATCAGGAGAAACATACGTGACCACACTGACGCTACAGAAAGCCTTTGAGACCTGTCAGGCAAACAAATCCGCCTGGCTGCAACGCAGGGAAGAACTGACGCAGGCCGAACAGGCATACCGCGAACAGCTTGCCGGCAGCGGGCACAGCGGCCGGAGCCTGCAAACGCTACGTGAAATTATTGACGTGAAAAAATGGGAAATTAATCAGGCTGCCGGTCGCTATATCCGCTCGCATGAGGAGGTGCAGCGCATCAGCATCCGCGACCGATTAAATGATTTTATGCAGGCGCACGGCGCGGAGCTGGCCGCCGCCCTCGCCCCGGAGCTGATGAATTATCCCGGGCAACACCCCGCCATTCAGCGCTGCGCCATGCAGCACTCACTCGACTGTCTGCGTGAGGCGCTACAGGTCTGGCTGGCCGTTGGTGAAAAAATTAATTATTCGGCGCAGGACAATGACATTTTAACGGCCATCGGATTCAGGCCTGACGCGGCTTCGCGCGATGATAGCCGTGAAAAATTCACACCTGCACAGAACCTGAATTACACCCGCCGTCGTGCAGAACTGGCTGCGCAGTAGTCCTTTCAAAAATCCCCAAAAATCCCGCCATTTTTACGTAAAAAAGCCATGCATGCATAAGGTGCATGGTTTTGCATGCGCTTTACCGACACTGTATTCCCCGCCAGCGCCAGCACTGGCGCGCCCTGAGGCCGGTCATGCGCCTGCATTAAAAGCGCCCCCTTAAGCGGGCAGGCGGGGCGGGGAGAGCATTGCGCGCCATAGGCTCTTATCATTTATTTGATATATCTTTTTAGAAACTGCGAAACAGACTAAAAAATCATGATCATCCCTTTGATTTGTAGGTAGAATTCGATCAATAGTATGAGTTGATTGGATGCTGATACAAAAGCTATTTAACTATACATTTGATGTCATGGAGGGGTTATATTGTTTAAGCGGAAAAATAAAAATTCAGTTCCTTCATTTACACAAGATTTTCATTATCTTACTGCCCTCATTCAGCATTTAGGTGCTCATGAGAAATGGAATAGCAGAACACCAAGGAATATAGCCGACAGTCTTGGGATGGATATAAATGAAGTCGAAAGAGTTTTGCGGTCATACCCGGCATTCTTCAGGCGGTCGGGAAACCTTAGTACTCAAGGAGAACCGCTTTTCATGATTCATTTGCGATATGCGAGAAGAAGACGAAATGCCGATGATGGTTCACGAGAGTCCCCACCTGTTGAACCAGCTGAACTAGGTATGATGCTAGATCTTGTTACTAAAATGATTGCAGTGGAAGAGCAAGGTAGGCGGTTGTCAGTTGATGAAAGAAATAACAGTCTTAAATTGTGGTTGGCGATATTGCTTGCAGCTATTTCAACATTAACCACCTTGGCTGTAGCATATATAAAATGAGGTTCATATGAAATTGATTTCATTCAGGATTAAAAATTATCGCTCAATTTTTGATAGTGGGATAATAACGACTGAGAAATTGACGGCAATACTTGGTAGAAATGAAAGTGGAAAGACCAATTTATTATCCGCACTTTATAGCCTAAAACCAGCAGAGGAATTTAGTGCCCTTGATAAAATTAAAAACTTTCCAAGAAATAGAAGGTTAGAAGAGTGCGATGACTCGACTAGAGTTGTGGAGTCTACATGGGAGTTAACAGACTCAGAATTAGTTGAGTTAGGACGCATCTACCCAAGAGCAAAAAACAGTAAACAGGTAACTGTAACTAGAAATTATAGCAAATCTAGACAAGTTGGATTCTCAAAAATTGAACCATTTGACTATGATGCAAATGCGATTAAGAAAAAATTCGGCAAAGTCTTGCTGAATATTGAAAATGCTATAGACGATAATGAATATGATGGAGTAGATAAAGAAACTATTCTAATTCAGTTTCGCAATCTAATCTCTGAGATTTCTCCTGATGACAACGAGGGAGTTTTTTCTTGGGCTGGTAAAGTTGGTGAGAAAATTAATGAATTGAATAAGGGTTTTGATAAATATGATTTAGTAATAAAAGAAGATAATGAGACTTTCATTGACTCTATGAGCGAGTTGATAGTTGGAGTGAAAAATGATGCAGCTTTAAGTCAAAAGGCCAGGGATTGGGTTGTTCAGACCATGCCTGTATTTATTTACGTTGATGAATATCCCGAGCTTGAAGGACATCAAAATATTGGGCAATACTTCGAGAGGAAAAGACTTAACAATCAAAGTAAAGCTGATGTGAATTTTGATAAGCTATGTAAAGTTGCAGGCATTAAGCCAGAGCAATTGCACGAAAACAAAAATGATCCTGAGGTAAGGAATCAGCTAGCTAACCGTGCAGGGGCTGTTGTAACACAGGAAATTCATAGATTATGGAAAGATAAACCGCTAAAAATTCGATTCAATCTTGATAATGATTATTTTCATACCTATGTTTCTGATCATAACAGTGGATATGATGTTGAAGTAAATCTCGATGAAAGAAGTCGCGGTTTTAAATGGTTCTTCTCTTTCTATATTACATTTTGTGCAGATACACATGGGGGGGATGCTGAGAATGCAATTATTTTGTTAGATGAGCCCGGCCTATACTTGCATGCTAAATCTCAAGGGGATTTGTTAAATCATCTAATTGATGACTTTGCTAATCAAATTATATATACAACACATTCACCATTCTTAGTTCCTGTGAAGGATATTTCTGCTATAAAAACTGTTTCGATCTCTGAAGAGGAAGGAACAAAAGTCACTAATGATCCTAGTGGTGATTCTACAACTTTATTCCCTCTCCAGGCAGCGTTAGGATATGATATTGCTCAGTCGTTATTTATTGGCTCTCATAATTTGATTGTAGAGGGTGTAACTGATTATTGGTATATATCGGCATTATCTGAATACCTCATTTCTAAGGGCATGACCGGGCTGAATGACAACATTACAATCACTCCTGCTGGAGGAGCACAGAAAGTATCTTACTTAGTATCTTTGCTATCATCCCAAAATCTTAATGTTGTTCTTCTTTTAGACGATGAGAGAAATAGTCGTCAGACCTCTATAGAAATAGTAAATGGAAAACTGATAGGGCAGAAAAATATTGTCTTTGTATCAGAGGTTCAAAGTGGGGATGTTACAGAGGTTGATATTGAGGATCTGTTTGATAAAGAAATGTTCAGAAGACTTATATCAGAGGCCTATTTTCCAGATGTAAGTGAAGAATTAAAGTTTAATGACAAAGTTCCGAGGATAACTAAGCAAGCTGAAGAGGCTTTGAAACTGCACAAAATGAAATTTGTGAAAGCTAAACCAGCTAGGTTGTTCTTATCTAAATTGAAGGATGCGAATGGTGATTTTCTATCTCTTGAAGTAATGAGGAAATTCGAGGCTTTATTTAAAATAATTAATAAAAAGATCTCATCCAAGAAATAGGAACTATGCCCGTCAGCATGACGGGCATGTTTTAGCTTAGTGTATGTTTCTTACCTTTATACCCCACCATTCCATCAGTGATTTTCGTTGTTCTAAGTAAGTGGAACGGTTATATGCCTTTCTAACTTCATTTTTATCGGAATGAGCCAATGCCGCTTCGATTACATCCGCATTAAAGCCTTGTTCATTTAGGGTTGTACTAGCAATAGATCTTAAACCATGCGCAACAAGCTTCCCACCGTAACCAATTCTCTTCAACGCGGCATTAGCTGTTTGACTATTCATCGGTTGCTTTGGATCATTTCTGCTCGGAAAAATATGTTCACGATGAGCGCTGATTGGCTTCATCACTTCCAGAATATCTAATGCCTGTGTCGATAGGGGAACAATATGCTCACGCTTGGCCTTCATCCGCTCGGCTGGAATAGTCCAGAGCTTCGCTTCGAGATCGATCTCTGCCCAACGAGCACCGGAGGCTTCAGAAGGGCGCACAAGGGTCAGAAGTTGCCACTCAATAAGACAACGCGTCGGAACAGACAGATTAGACATAACCAAAGAACGCATCAGCTTCGGTAATTCTTCTGGCCGCAGAGTCGGCATGTTTTGTTTTTTTGGTTTCTCAAATGCCATACCAATTCCTGACGCAGGGTTGGCATCAATCAAACCGGTGTTAACCGCATAAATCATGATCTCGTTTATGCGCTGCACCAGTCGACGAACAGTCTCAAGCGCTCCACGAGCCTTGATTGGCTCAAGGGCTTCAACCAGAGTTCGGGCTTTGATTTGCTGAACGGGGATCTCACCGATGGCAGGGAATACATCTTTCTCCAGTGAGCGCCAAATGTCTTTTGCGTAATCAGGAGTAACGCTTTTGCTTTTGAGCTGGAACCAGTTAGCGGCGACCGTTGAAAAAATACTGTCCAGCTCGATTTGCTGCTGTTCCTCTGCAACTTCAGCCTGAATTTGCGGGTCGATTCCGTTGGCTAGCAAGGCTAGGTAATCCGCTCTCAACCCTCGGGCATCAGCAAGCGAAAGGGCAGGGAAGGCACCGAGCCCCATCATTGTCCGCTGCTTTGTTGTCGGACGTTGATAACGAAAACGCCAGAGTTTTTTCCCGCTGGTTTTCACTATCAGGAAAAGCCCATCGCCATCATGCAGCGTTAGATCCTTCTCCAACGCTTTAGCGCGCAGAACTTCGGTGTTGGTCAGGGGGCGTGTTGTCCGTGCCAC